GTTATCAAACCCAAGCGTAAGAAGGCGATTGTATGATAGAACTCAGACTGATTGCCGGCGCGTTGGTCATCGTCGCGTCTGTCTACGTTGGTTACAACTACAGTGACATGTCGTGGCAGGCGAAATACGATAAGCTGGAAAAAGAAAAACTAGAACTCCAGAGTCAAGCCAAGGATGTCACCATTAAAGAGGTCATCAAGTACGTTGACCGAGTGAAAGAAGTTAAGGTCAAAGGGGCAACGATATATGAAAAGGTTCCTGTTTACATCACAACTAAAGCCGATGCTGCTTGCGTTGTCCCTGTTAGTGTTGCAAGGTTGCTCAACGCTGCCGCCACATCAACCAGCCTTCCCGACACCACCGGAAATCCTGATGCGCTCAGCACAGCCACTGACACTGCTACCGGTGTCAAAGGGCAATAACGAAGACCCCGATCCTAACGTAAGGTTGTCAACACTGGTTCAATCCGTTGTTGACAACTACACCAAATATCATGAACTGAGTGAACAACTTCAAGCACTTCAATCCTGGCTAAGGGAAGTTGAAGCACTTCATAACAAGTAACGTAACAAATGGCTATCTACTCGGTAGCCATTTTCCATCTACGTATCTTAGTTGCTTCGCAACACTACGTCCTTCGGACTCCGTAAGTACTAGTTGGTATAAGCAAAGCAGAACAACGCAGAACTAGTAGACATTGTAATATAGAACTATACCACATATTCTCCGGGTTACACGGCTATTTTTACACACCGTCAAGCATTTGTCAAACTTATCTGTTTGAATAGTGCATACTTTACAAAACTTTACACAACTTGACTTTGAACTAGTTCGCGTGTTACTATGTTCATACATTATGGAGTTATGATTGAATGTTGCACACAGAGTTGCCCTTTGTTTCCCGAGTTGGTTTATACTTACAGAACTTCACCCATAAAGACCAGTACCTATGGAACGCGTCTTGCCCAATTTGCGGAGACATATCAAAAGGTAAACTGAAGAAACGTTTCTACATCTATAGACCGGGTACGCATAATAGACTTGCAATAAAATGTCACCACTGCGGGTTGTCTACGTCATTCGGCAGCTTCCTCAAAACCAACTTCCCGGAGATGTACCGAGAGCTAGTGTTTGACAACTACGCTTCCACCAACAAGAAGCACGTACCTCACAAGAACCTTGAAGAAGTTTATCTACCCAAGCGTATCCCAATTCAAAAAGAAGAACTGAAGGATGCCAACCTAGATAAGCTCAAGCACTGCAAAGATCTAAAACCAACGCACCCCGTTGCTAAGTTTCTGCAGAAACGGAAGATCCCGAAAGACAAGTGGGATTTGCTCTACTACACTACCAAGTTCAAAGAGTACACGAATAGTCTGATCCCGGGCAAGATTCGTTCTGCAGAAGAACACCCCAGGCTGATCGTCCCGTACTTTGACAACCACGGTAAGATGTTCGCCTATGTTGGTAGGGCGTTTGATGATCGAGAGCCCAGGTACTTCACCATTAAATTAGATGACCGAGAGCGCATCTATGGACTTGACCGCCTGGACACCAAGTTCAAGAAGGTCTACGCGGTGGAAGGCGCCTTGGATAGTCTGTTCATCCCGAACTGCATAGCGGTAAGCGGTTCAAGTTTTGACTGCGACACCGTTCGTATGTTAAAATCGGTAATCACACTGGTCCCGGACAACGAACCGCGTAGCCGAGAAATCTGCAAACTTATCAAGAAGCATATTGACCTGGGGTATCGTGTTTGTATGTTACCCCATTCAATCAAGACCAAAGATATCAATGAACACATCTGCTCCGGGCTATCTTCCGAGCAAATAGTTGAGTTGATCGATAAGCACACATACCAAGGCGCCGAGGCTCTATTACATTTTTCGCACTGGAAACAGATTTGACTATATACTTCCCACACAAGAATAAGGAACACGATGAAACTTGATTATAGTAGAGACGCACTTTTTGATGAAATTGGTCTACAGCGTCTGAAAGATTCATATATGATGGATGGGGAGTCGTCCCCGCAAGAACGATATGCGTATGTGTCAAAGGCGTTCGGTAGTAACGAGGAACACGCCCAGCGCCTTTATGATTATGCCAGCAAACATTGGTTGGGTTACTCGACTCCGGTTCTTTCTTATGGTAGAAACAAGAGCGGCATGCCAATTTCCTGTTTCTTGGTAAACGTGCCGGACAGTAAAGAGGGATTGGTTGACGCTCTCTCCGAAACGAATTGGCTTTCTATGCTCGGTGGCGGTGTTGGTGTATATTTCAACATCCGAGGCGCAGATGAGAAGTCTGTTGGTGTGATACCCCACATGAAGGTGTATGACGATTCATCGCTTGCGTATAAACAAGGAACAACGCGACGAGGCTCCTATGCGATGTACATCGATATTAGCCACCCCGATATCATTGGTTTCTTGGAAATGCGCAAAGAAACTGGCGATCAGAATCGACGGTGCCTAAACCTTCACCACGGTGTGAACATCCCAGACTCGTTTATGCAGATTATAGAAAACTGTATGCGCGATCCGAGCTTTGATGATTCGTGGGAATTGAAAGATCCCGCTTCCGGTAAAGTTCACGAGACCGTTTCTGCAAAGGCGCTCTGGGCTTCTATTCTAGAGCTGCGTGCTGGTGCAGGTCGAGGGGAACCTTACATCCACTTCATCGACAACGTCAATAATGCGGTGAAGCCATTCCTCAAAGAACGCGGGTATTATGTTAGTCAATCAAACCTTTGCCTTAGGGGAGACACCACCATCACAGTAGAAGATTCTGGGGAATGCGAAACACTCCCCATTTCAGAATTTGTCGTTAAATGGGAAATGGGGTTTTACTCCTCACCTAGAGTAAAAACGTATAAGGATGGATATACTCTTTTTTCCCCCGTCTCGGCAGCTGCGGTTACTGGCAAAGCTTCGACGCTAATCAGAATTGAGACGGAAGCTGGTAAAGTGATCGAATGTACCACTAACCACCTTATCTTTACTAAGAATCGAGGATGGGTTGAAGCTAGTGATCTGAAGGAAGACGATGAACTTGTAGAGGATTGATTAGGTGCGATTTGCAGGTAAAATTCCCAAAGGTAAAGAGATGATTAAAATCACTAAAATTGAAATCAAAGAAGAAGATGTTTATGATATTACTGTTCCGGAGACATCTTCGTTTTTTGCGAACGGCGTCTTAGTACATAATTGCTCCGAGATAGAACTTATGACGGATGCAGATAGAACTGCGGTGTGTTGCCTCTCTTCCTTAAACCTCGAGCACTGGGACGAATATAAGGACAACTACCAGTTTTTTAAAGACGTGATGGAGATGTTGGACAACGTAATCCAGAAGTTCATCGACACCGCTCCACCACAAATTTCTCGCGCCATTAAGTCGGCAGTGGAAGAAAGATCTGTTGGTTTGGGGTCAATGGGGTTCCACTCTTATCTGCAGAAGCGCATGGTTGCTTTCGAAGGGGTGGTCGCAAAGAGCATCAACAATCAAATTTTTAAACGCATTGATGAGATGGTTGAGCGAGCAAATCTTGAGCTCGGCGCAGAACGCGGCTCTCCTCTCTGGTGCGAGGGAACTGGTCGTCGTTTCGCCCACACCTCGGCGATCGCCCCAACAGCTAGTAACGCGGTTATCTGTGGCAATGTTTCCCCTTCGATCGAACCATGGAGAGCTAACGCATACCGTCAAGATACGATGTCGGGCACTTTTATTCAGAAAAACAAGCACCTGGACGCCTTGCTGAAACAAAAGGAAGCCGAGGGGGTGTGCTCGTATGATGATGCGTGGCTTGCGGTGGTTCAGGATGAGGGTTCGGTTCAAAGCCTCGATTTCCTGTGTGAGAACGAGAAGGCGGTTTTCAAGACTGCTTCTGAAATTGACCAACTATGGGCGGTCGAGCACGTAACCGATCGACAGAAGTATATTGATCAAGGGCAGTCGTTTAACATCTTCATCCGCCCCGATATCAGTGTAGCTAAATTGCACGCCATTCACTTCTCTGCTTGGAAGAAGGGCGCCAAGGCAATGTACTATGTTAGAACCGAAAAGTTGGCAAACACCGACAAGGTCGGGAAGCGAATTGCTCGTGTGAGAATCGAAGATGAAATCGAACAACTGCGTTCGATTGCCGAGGGTGTTGATTGTTTAGCTTGTGAAGGATAATATGAAGATTTTGAAATTCTCCGCGACGTGGTGTGCTCCTTGCCAAATGCTCGCGAAGACTTTCGAGGGGATTGAGTTCCCCTTTGAAGTTAAAGCCATCGACATTGACGAGGACCAAACAACCCCCGCGAAGTATGGCGTGCGTGGCGTCCCAACCGTAGTATTGGTCGAGGAAGATGGAACAGTGGTTAAGCGATTTTCTGGGCACAAGAACGAGAAGCAAATTAAGGAATGGTTGACACAATGAATGCAGTGAAAAGAAACCCGAGACTGACTGACGAACGATCATCTTTCAAACCCTTCGCTCACCCTAAATGTTACGACCTTTGGCTCAAACACGAGCAAGTTCACTGGCTTCACAGTGTGGTGCCAATGCAGCAAGACGTGTATGATTTCAAGAAACGAATCAGTCCAGGCCAGCGAGATTTCTTAACCCAGATTCTTCGGCTCTTCACTCAAGGGGACGTTGATGTCGCCGCGGGCTACGTCAATAACTATCTCCCGGTGTTCCCGCAACCCGAGGTTAGGATGATGTTGTTGGGGTTTGCTGCGCGAGAGGCGGTTCACATTGCAGCATACTCGCATCTGCTTGAAACTCTGGGGTTCCCGGATACCACCTACAACGAATTCATGCAATACAAGGAGATGTCAGATAAGCACGATTTCGTCTCCACCATTGCCGATTCCGGTGACAGAAACAAAGTCATCCAACAGATGACTGCTATCTCGGCATTCACCGAGGGGATGCAGCTCTTTAGCTCCTTCGTCATGCTGTTGAACTTTGGTCGAAATAACATGATGCCCGGCATGACGAAGATCGTCACTTGGTCAATTATTGATGAAAGTTGTTTGGTAGCGGGGAGCGAGGTATTAACGACCAATGGCTGGAAAAACATCGAAGACGTAACTCTGTCTGATATTGTTTTGCAATATGATATGGAGACCAGAAACGTGTCGTTTGTGCGCCCCACCGCACTGATCCACAAAAAGGTTGATGAAGTCTATTCGTTTGAATCTGGTGATTTCAAGCAAACTGTTTCCGGTGATCATCGAATGATTATCGATGTCGGCGGTAGAGTTGACGAGGTTAAAGCAAAAGATGTTGATACTTTTGCAGATGATTTTTCATACATCTTGTCCGGCAACAAAACAGGTTCCATCAAGCGCTTGACAGAGAAACATAAAGAGCTAATGGAGCTATCTAAAAATGGTGAGATCGACCTCGCTGATTGGATCCTCCCAATTATTGGTGACATTGATTCCAGCTGGGCTCGCGAATTTTTAGAAAATTGGTGATGTTGGCGTTACCTGGTCTATACATACTACATCAATTATATACCAGGTAACTTATGCAGACAGATATAAAATATATCGTTTACAAAACGGCCCACGTTTCAAGCGGTAAAGAGTACATCGGAATTCACAAACAAATCGGTAATGAGTTTGATGGTTACCTCGGTTCGGGGTTGCTCCTAAAACGGGCAATTCAAAAGTATGGTAATAACGAATTCACCCGTGAAACATTGTTTTCGTTTGATACTTTAGAAGACGCGAGGAACAAAGAGAGGGAACTCGTCAATATTGAATATCTTCTTCGCGAAGATACGTTTAATATCTCTGTTGGTGGTACGGGTGGAGACACGCTGGCTGGGTATGATGAAGAAACTAAATTGCGGGTACGTTCTAAGCAACGCGAATCTTCAGNTAGAAGTCGAGCACGCCGTAGAGAGATTTATAACGGAAAGTGTTTTTCGCAAGAGCAATTGGAGCAGTTTCGGATACGAAGCATCAAACGGTGTGCTGAGCACCCGCACTCAATACCAGACAACCGTGATAGAGTTCACACCGATGGTGTCGTGAGTAAGAGGCACCCCAGAAACACTAATATTCCCGACGGGTTCGTCCGGGGTAGAACACCCAACAAAAGGAAGTCAAATAATGAAGAAGAGTAATGCGGACATCATCGACATGCTGAAATCGATCGCGTCGGGTGATAGGGCTATATGTCGCAAAGAAGTGGTTGTCGCCAAAATAACAGGACCAACCGACGTTTACTGCATGTCTGTCCCCGGGAAGGCGTTTGTTACCAGAAGTGGTAATGTGGTTTCGGTCACCGGCAATTGCCACTGCGAGGGCATGACGTACTTGTTCCGTGAATTCGTTAAGGAGAACAAAGAAGTCTGGACAGATTCTCTGAAGAAGGAACTGTACGGTATTGCTGAGAAAATGGTCGATCTGGAGGACGCGTTCATCGATCTCGCATACAAGAATCTTGACAATTCAGAATTCAAGCTACCACTGGCAAAGAGCGACATGCACTCGTATATCAGGTACATTGCAGATCGCAGACTTATCGGATTGGGGTTGAAGGGCATCTTCAAACATAAGAAGAACCCTCTACCATGGGTTGATGAAATGCTCGCACTTCCGTCACACACTAACTTCTTTGAGCAGACGGAAAGCTCCTACTCAAAGGGGGCGCTGACCGGAACGTGGGATGATGTTTGGGGTTCGGTGAAGTAAACTAGACTATAAATACCCAGAATTTTCAACAACTCTGGGTATTTTTATGACTAGAAAAACAAGAACCATCGAGTGCGCAGATTGCAGCTTCGAGGGTAGCCTAACATACACCGAAGGCGACTTCGGTCCTTCCGACATTTCATATTGCCCGGCATGTGGCTCGGACATCTCGGAAGAGTATAACGTCGCCGAAGATGAAGAAGGTGAAGATTGACCTGGCTCTATAAAGGTCAACCGTTAGAAACCGAAGAAAGCATCCCGGTGACCAAGGCAATCGGGTTCATCTACTTGATCACTCAGATTTCTACGGGTAAGAAGTACATCGGTCGCAAACTTCTTACCCGTGCTGGAAGAAAGACAGTCAACGGTAAGACCAAGAAGATCAGACTCGCCAGTGACTGGCAGAACTACTGGTCTTCGTCGCCTGACCTCAAAGAACTCATTGCGGCAGTTGGTACCGAAGACTTCAGGCGAGAAATCTTAGTGTTCGTCACGAGTAAAGGCAGTCTCGCATACCTGGAAGAAAAGGCGCTGTATGCACTGGGTGCCCTGGAGACCGACTCTTTCTTTAACGGAAATATACGTTCCAAAATTT